TTGGGTGTGGACTTGCACCCAGCCAGGGCCACGAGGGCGATGACGGCTAGGAGCAGGCGCACGGCTTACTTACCTTTGAGGGCGTCGAGAGCCTGACGGCCTTTGGCTTCGAGCTCGCTGGCCTTGGCGGCGTGCTTGCGGAAGACGAGGGCACCGGCGACGAAGCCGACGAGGAGGGCGAGGAGGTGGGTGATCATGTTATTCGGAAATGAGTTCGACGCGGACGAGAGGGCCGAGGTCGGCTGGGGTCTGCGGGCTGGCGAAGGTGTAATAGGCCACGTTGCCTTCGACGTAACTGGCGATGTGTACAGCCTTCCCGAAAATCTGCCCGTAGAGCAGACCGAAGTCCGGGTAGAATCCGATGGTATAGACTTTATATTTGCTCATCAGAAGTTGAGAGTGTTGACGGTGAGTCGGCCGATGGTGGCCTCAGGCTGATTGGCAGTGGAGGCAGTGGAATCCACTTCGGCGAAGACCGTAGCGTTGGCACCAGTGACTCCAGTCGGAGCCCCGGTCGTAGAGGCAACCTGATTGCCGTTGAGATAAAGGACGGCGTTACCAGCACCATCAGACACGACCTCAAGGTCAGCAACGCCGCCAGCGTATTGCGTAGAGCTAGTGACATTAGTTAGGGTCGTTCCGTTGTGGACTTGCAACTGGAAGTCAAAGTTCGCGCCGTTCGGTACATACTTCACTCCGATGCCAGCAGAGGCCAGATCACCGACGGCGGCGCCGTGAATTTTGCCTAGGACGACACGCGTGACCGAGGCCGTGCTGGAGGGATACTGAGAGAATCGGAAAGCCATCGATACGCGGCGTCCGAAATTGATAGTGGTGTTCCCAGTTCCGCCCCACATCGCCGCAGCCAGGTCAGCGGCGGAATTACCAAAGAAGCAACGGGCACTGCCAGCCACGCCTGCGCTCGGGGAAGTCAGAATGTAACCAGTGATTGAAAGCGCCGCCGAAGCACCGGCTCCGCTTGTGGAGGTTCCGTTGACATTGGAAGGAGACGGCCAGATTTTAATGACCGACGGAGCGAGCAGCTGTGAGGACGCGTCGATGACTTTAGTGAAGGCGGTAGTCGAGGCGAACTGAAGCGACTGGATGTGCGTGGCCGCAGCCGGAACCGCCGCAGTGACGAAAGCGGTCGTGGCGACAGCGGTCGTGTTATTGCCAGCAGTCTGGGTCGTGGCAATCGTGCCAGTCGGCAGGGTCGGGGTTCCCGTGAACGTCGGCGAAGCCAGCGGAGCGCGGGTCGTGTCCGTGCCGTGGACGTGATCCTGACGAGCGTAGCGGAGGGACGTGCCGACTGCGGCAGTGCCGTTGACGATGGGGGTGGCCGAACCAGCCTGACCGACGACGTAGGCCGTGGTCGCAAGGGCCACGCTATTGGTATCAGCCGCGGCGGTGACACCGTTGGTCGTGCCCTGGAGCGTGGTCGTCGAAGTGCCAGCAGCTGAGCCGATCGTGATGGCGTTCGTGCTTCCGGCCAAGGCGTTCGTGCCGATGCCGATGGTGCGGGTAGCTCCGCTGGCCAAGGCGCCGGTGCCGAAGTTATAGAATGCGGTCGCGGTCAGGGTGCCGATGTTGATGTTCAGACCAGTGGCTGTGAAGTTGTTGCCCACCGTCATCGGGCCGTTGACCTGGACCGCGTTCGTGGCACCAGACGTGGCCGAGCCGAGCGTGATGTTGGTCGTCGAGCCTGAGACGCCGTTAGTGCCGATGTTGATGGCCTTGGTGGTAGCCGTCAGGGTAGCACCCGTGCCGATGTTGATGGTAGACGCGGCGGTGGACGTGCCCAGGTTGAGCGCCGTGCCGTTCAGCGTGACCGTGCCTTCGACCGTGGTCGTGGTAGCAGAGGTCGCCGAACCGATGGCGATGGTCGTGGTGCTTCCAGCGAGACCACCAGTTCCGATGGTCATCGCCTTGGTCAGGCCGGTCGTCGTAGCCCCGGTGCCAAACGCGTAAACAGAAGCCGCCGTACCAGTGCCTAACGAGATGTTGTTAACTCCCGAAGTAATCGGGCCGCTAAGGGCGATACTTCCACCGAGCGTGACGTTAGTCGTGCCAGAACCGCCACCGATGTTGACGTTATTGGTCGAGCCAGCAGCCGACGCAGTGCCGATGTTGATCACGCGGGTCGAGCCAGAGACGACCGCACCCGTGCCGATGGCAATCGTGCCAGCAGTCGTAGAGTTGCCTAGGGTCAGGTTCTGATTCGTGAAGGTCTTACTGCCAGCGACGGTCTGAGTCGTGGTCAAGTCCATCATCTGATTGCTCGAGCCGTTGATGCGCACGAACAGGCCGCCAGTCGTAGTCCAGATGTCGCCATCCGCCAAGGTGGTCGGGAGTGTGCCGTGCGGGATGTTGAAGCCAGCCGAAGCCGTCACCGCAGGGATGGTGTTGACCTTGCCGTTCTGGTTGATGAACGAGAAGGTCGTGTCCGAGGTGACGTCCTTGAACTGCACGACGTCGCCCGCTCCATCCTGCGTAATGACGAGGGCGGGGTTCGCCGAGTTGCTGGTGATCGTGACGTTGCCGGTCAGGGCTGGCGAGTCGAGGGGTGCCTTGCCGGCGATGTCAGCCGCGACGAGGAACGCCGATGGGTTACCCGAGAGCGGGTAGTACAGGCCGTTCGCGACAGTGGTCGTCGAGTAGTCGGCAGCCGTGGCCGTAGCCATCGTGCCCAAGCCGAGGTTCGTGCGAGACACGGCGGTGTCCGCCAGACCGCTCAGGTTGTCGGCCTTGAGCAGGAAGCCAGCCGTGCCAGGGTAGGCCACCGTCTGAGTGCTGGCGTTCGGGAACGTCAGGCCAGCGGGCGTCACCGACATCGTGCCGGCAGCGTTCTGAACCTGTAAACCGCTGTATTGCAGGCTAGAGTTTTCGGAAGGGTTGGCCGAGAGCTCGGCGTTGAAACCCGTTCCGCTAAAGACCGAAGCCGTCGTGGCCGTGGACGCGTCGATCGTGGCGTTGACGGTGAGCACACCGCCGGAGAGGTCGAGCTTGCCGTTCAGCGCCGTGGACAGGTCGGTCTGCGAGGTGAGCGTGCCGGTGATGGCACCCCATGCCACGCCGCTTGCGTCCGTGCCATTGACCCAAAGGCTCTGGGTCGAGTCATACTTGAGCACCTGACCGTTCGTCGGGCCGGTGATTTTTACGTCATGGAGCTCGTTGATTTCGTAACCGTTTTGCACGGTGACTAGGATGACGCCCTGCGTCGGATGAGCGCGGACGACGATGCCGACGTAGACCAGATGCTGCGGGGCGGAGGGCTTGGTGGTCGTCCACGTTCCTGCGGTTGTCGGGGAGAGGTAGAGCTGCTCGCCTTCGGTCAGCGCCGACGTGTTAATGTTCTCGAGTTCGCCGCGGACGATGACGAAGCCGAAGCCGTTGTTCGCGATGCTGGCCTTAGTGAAGCCGAAGGTCTGGGCGGAGTTCGCGTCGTTATTAGCCTGGGCCTTGGTAATGGTCGGTCGGTTACCCGTTGCGCCGTTGATGTAGACGATCGTGCCGGCGGCAAGGGTAGAGCCGGTCTGGTTGCGGACGTAGACCTCGAGGTTACGGGCGTTAGCCGTGCCCGACAGGAGCTCCTGCTGCACGAAGGCGGTCGTGGCGAGGGAGGTGTCGTTATCGCCGAGGGCGGCGGTCGGGGCGGTCGGGTTGCCCGTGAAGGCAGGGGACGCGAGCGGAGCGTAGGCCGCAAGGTTCAGCGTGACCCAGTCGGTATTATAGTTCGTGCCGTCAATCTTCTGGAGGAACTGGCCTGCGCTGCCGCCGACAGGAACGCCCGGGCCAGCCGGACCCGCGGGGCCAGTCGCTCCAGGCACGCCGACGCCGATGGTCAGGACAGCAGGGGCCATGGCCCCAGTGGTGACATTGACCGCGCCAGGGATAGTGATCGTGAGGGACATCGTTTAAGCGGTGACTTGACCGATGAGGTCGATGCGCATCGTCTCGGAGTAGAAGACCGTGCCGCCGTTCAGGAACTTGATGTCCCACTTGGCCGAGCCCAAGGCCCAGTCAGCGGTCGAGCCCGGGTAGACGAGCGTGACCGAAAGGCCGCCAGCGGCCACCGTGCAGGTGAGGTCGTACTCGTTCTGCTGCGTGTCGATGATGCTGGAAGTGACCGTGACCCCGACGAGGTTAGCGATGCCGCCCGGTTCGGGGTTCCATACCATGGACGCCGAGAAGGACGATCCGCGCTTGAAGGTGACGGTGTTGCAGCTCATCGGGTCTAACCTTGCCCCGATTGGAAGGGGGGGTCAGACCTCGGTCAGATTGCCGATACTTACGATGTCCTCGAAGCCAGGGGAGTAAGTCTGCCCACCGTTGAAGGCGTCGGTGGTCATGGTAAAGGAGGTCGTGGTCGTGGTTACAAGTTCGCCAATCAGTTCGCCTTTCTGGTCATCGGTCAGGGTCTGGGCAGGGACGGAATCCAGAGCCTGCCTTTCTCCGAAACTGCCGGGGTTCGGAGTGAAGGATGGAGAGTCCGCCGTGAAGTAAGGCGTGCGGACGGCGGCGGGAGTTCCCACCGTACCTGTAATGGTGTAAGGGTTGAAGTCGGTCCGCATCATGGTTTGCTGATCCCCGAGGAAGATAGGCCCTTCATAAACGACGTTAAAGGTATCAGCGACGACCCCTGCCGTGCTAATCTTGCCACCCCTTGCCAGCGGGATGCCTACCCCCGACCCTGTGCCCGTGACGCAGAGGACAGGCGCACGCACCTTGGCCCATGTCTTGAGGGCCGTAGCCATTAGGTGCGGGCGTAGTAATACTTCGCCGTCAGGGTACCGAGCTTGATGCGGTCAGCCCAGAGCGACCCGGTCACATATTGGACAACGCTACAGACAGGGCCAGCGCCTTCCGTGGCCTCGGCCAGCAGGATGTAGCCATAGGTGTCCGTGTCGGTTAGGACTGTCCCCGAGGAGATGATGCGCGGCCACTCATCTTCGTTCGGAGTCTGACCGGGGAAAGCATCGTTGGTCTGATCTACGCCGGCCCGCAGGTAAATGTAAGACTTGGTCGCCGTAAAGTTCAGGACGCTGACAGGCCAATTAGGCATACCGCCAGCCGTGCGGTTCGTGTACACCCATACCGAGTCCTCCTCAATCTGAGCGACCTCGTTGTTCATCGTGCCAGGGACGACCTGATAAGTCCAAGCGCCAGAATCGAGCACGATGTTGATGACTTGAAACGGGTGCTGTGCCGAAGCCCCGACGCCAGGGAACGGGTCAGTAGTATCCAGCGTGAAGCCGCTCGACGATGAGTCGAAAGTGTAGCCGACTCCGGGTTGCAGTTTCATCAGACCGAGGCGTAGACCGAGGCGTTGTACCCTTCGCGGTTGAAGCGCAACTCGTACTGCACCTTATACAGCAGGCCGAAGTCCTCAAAGGAGACCTGGGCGAGGAGCAGCTGGTTCTTGCTGCTGATCGTGAAGGCCGTGCCCATGTAAGCAGGGACAAGTTGCTGAGACGCGAACGTGCCGGTGCCAGAAGTCTTGCCGACGGCGTTCCGCATATTGTTCACGAAGGTCGAGCTCGAAGTATAGATGACGCCGGAGAGAGAGCATTGCGGCGCAAGGTAGTTCGTCTTTCCGTAGAAGTCCTTGAACTCTGCCTTCTTGAAACCTTTGAAGGTACGGCCAATCGGCAGTTCAAACGTGGCACCGTTATTGCCTCCGTACTCGGTGGGGTTGCTGGTTCCAGGGATGACCGGATAAGCAGGGGTAGCCACGCTTCCCGTGCCGACGCCTGCGATGGGCGAGCCCGTGAAACCCAAGCCCGTGGCCGTCTCGAAGAAGTTGGGGTGGGTCGTGATGTGCTCCGAGGTCAGGCCCTGCGAGCCAGTGATCTGCGGGTCGGTGAATGATTGGTTCTGGTCGATGCCGACATAATCGACGACGTAGGTCGTGATGCCAAGGGTGTCGTTAGTAGCATTGAACTTGTGCGCCTTGCAGTAACTGACGGCAGGAATCGGGCAGGCCGAACCGCGGTTGATGATGCTACCGACCGAAGCGGTCAGGGCCGCCTTGAAGGTCGCCGTGGCCACGATAAGCCCGTAGCCGTCGCTGGAGTATTTCGCCCCAGGCTGAAGGATAGCAGTAGCTAGATTTTCGCCAGTGTTGACGCGTGCCATTTGTTATTTGGATTGAGGGGTTTTGGTGAAGTCCGTGGGCATGAAAGGATTTCGATCTACGAGGTTCTGGAGGAGGACTGTCTGTTTCTTGGACTCCTCAAGCTGCGCGGCCTGTGCCTCAAGGACCGGGTTCGGGCCGACGCCGATGACGTTGCCGAAGCCTTCCGGGCCTTTGAAGTCCTTGCCTTTAGGCTCCGCGGTGACTTCTGATGCCTTCTTGCTGGCGGCGACAGCCGGGGCAATCATGCGGGCAATCACGGCCTGAACGTCAGCGTTTTTCGCCATGTCTTCAGCGGCGTTCGCATCAATGCCGGTCTTTAATCTGAAGCCGCGGAATCCGCCGATCTCTTCGGCGACCTTGTCCCGCATACCGGGCTGTTCGAGGAACTTCGTGTATTCGGTCAGCTTGGCGGTCTTGGCCATCTCGCGCTCCTTTTCATCCTGCTCCCTGGCGGCGCGAGTCTTAGCAAGGACGACAGTCTCTGAGTCCAGGTACTTAGACTCTGCTTTTACGGCGAAGTCATAAGCCTCCTTGATGTCGGCCTTACGCTTCTCGATTGCTGCGCTGATGTAATTGATGGCCGCATTAAGAAGGACCATTGGGGCGATGAAGCCGAGGGCGATGTCCTTGAACGCCGTGCTGAACTTCTTCTGGATGTCCTCGACCTGCTTGGCAAAAGAGACGGTGGCGACCTTGGCCTTCTCCATGGCCTGCGGGACCTCCGAGGTCGTCTTGATGTTAAGCTCCAGGGATTGGCTCATCGGTTGTTTCCTTTGCAGGATTGGAAGGGGAGGCCGCGGCTTTCTCCCGGGCTTCCTCTTCGGCCATGAAGGCTTCCTCCTCGGGCGACATGATCGCCACGTCCGCCCCCTTGCGGATAGCCAGGGCGGAGTTTAGCCAGATGGCCTGACACTCGGGCATCTCCCATGCGCGCTTCTCCTCGATGCCTGACGCGATGAGGTTGGCCACGATGGACAGCGGCCAAGGCACCCCCTTGTCTCCGCCCCCTGACTTGGTCTTGCTCTGCTCCCAGAATTTGGGCCAGTCTTGGACTAGGATGTAGCCGGCGAAGGCCGTGAGCATGGCGTCGAACTTGGCAGGGTTGCGGGCTAGGGACATCAGCCGCAGTTGGTCCACCATGCCGATGTCGCCCCCAAGCGGTTCCTCAGCGCACACTTTGCAGGCGAAGAGCAGATCGGCAGGGCTGACGCCGCGGGAACCCGTGACCAGCGGGGAGTCGAACGCCATCAGACGCACCCGGTACTTCAAACACCAGGGGTAAAGCAAACGACCCAGCAGCCGAAAGGGCGCCGGGTCGATGTGTGCGTCTAAGAAGCGGCGGTCCACTTCCTTGATGCTACCCCCTTTGCGGGGAAGTCAATTACGCGTAGGTGATGCCTTCGAAGTCGATGGCCGTGACGGTCACCGAGGTGAAGCCCTTGTTGGAGCCCTTGTCGTCAATCTTGGTGATGACGCCGGAGAAGGACGCCGAGGCCGAGCCAGCCGGATAGGCCGAAGTCGTGTTGACGGTGAAGGCGATGGTCGTGCCGAGGGTCGGGATGGCCGAGGTCTTGCAGATGCCTTCGATGGTGATCTCGGTCTTGCGGTCGTCCAAGCGGTGGGTCTTGGTCAGGCCCGTCTCGTCGACCACCATGGCCTCGGCGTTGAACGAGGACGAGAGGCTGTAGCTCTGCACGAAGAGGTTAGTGACAAGGCCCGCGATACCGTAGACGCAGGTCGTTCCGTTAGAGATGGCGGCCATTTGATTATGCGAGGTTTGGAAGGTTACGCGGCAGGCAGGACGACCAGCACGTCAAAGGAGAAAGCCGTCGCCCAGGAGCGCTCGTCGATGCCCTCGTCCTCGGAGCCGATCGTGACGTCGTAGCAGGTCGCGTCGGTGCTGGTCACGAAAGCAGCCTTGATGCTGGTCAGGTCACGCATATTGCCGGACAGGGCGGCGCAGCGGGCCCGGTGATCGGCAAGGGTCGTGTCGTCGGCGTTGGAGAAAAGGGTGATGCGGACCGAGCAGGAGTAGTTGCCCTCGCCTTCGGGGAGGTCGGCAGGGTTGCGGGCCGAGTCGCAGAGGACCACGGCCTTGGGCAGGGTCTGGGTCGCGGCGCTGTCCCCGGTCAGGAAAGTGACGGTGGTCAGCCCGGTCTGGGTCGAGAGGTAGGTGGCGAGGGTGGACTCGACGATGTGCCGGATGCTCTTGGTGCCCATTTCCTTTGCCCGTTATGGGAGGTTAGACGCCGTTACGCCGCTTCATGCGCTCGATGTACGCTTTCAGGTCGGCGGCCATCTGCTTCTCGCGGTTAGCCAGGGACAGGTTTACGGCATCGGCCTCGCTGGCCACGGCGTTGATATTGCCGATGAGGTTGCCGATGGTGATCATGTATTCCTTGGCTGTCTCGACGACGCGTGAGTAGCCGCCGGCCCCAGCGTGGCGGGCGATATAGGTCGCCTTACGGAGGTCGGCACCGTAGTTGATTGGGCCGTTCTTGCCCGAGGGCATAGGAAGGGTGAGCAGGGAGCGCAGCCATCCGGCCTTGACGCGGCCCACTTCGACCTGACGCGTCCTGACGTAGTCGTCGAGGGCCTGCTTGCTTTCGACGAGCTGCCGAGGCTGGCCGATGCGTTGACCCTTCTTGATGCGTCCGCCGAACTTGCCCTTGATGGCGTTATGCTCGCCCTTGATGTCGGTCACCGTGTTGAAGCCGTAGGTGTTCGAGTTGACCGGCACGCGGGCAAGGTAGTTCTTAGCCTTCAGGAACGCCCGGTCATAGTTCGGGTCGTTCAGGATTTTGGTCATGATCGGCGAGATGCTCAGGGACTCGAGGCTGGACTTGCGGACAAGTTTGTCGAACGCCGCCCGGTTGTTTGTCTGCGTGGCGTGGGATAGGCTGCGGAAGACGATTGCCTTCTGGCTGTTCGGGTTGCGGTCGCCAATAGCGATGAACATCTTCCGCGTGTCCCCGGCGATGGCTTGATTGCCCGCCGTCTCGGCCTTTTTGCTTAGGCCCCCGCCCCCACCCTTGACCAGGGGAGGCGTGAAGCGGGCCATGTCCTCGCAAATGAGCGCGGCCTGTTTCTTGGCCGTGTCCTTCTCGGCGGTGCCAGTCTCAGCTGAGAGGCGCCGCAGGGTGGCCATGAACTCATTCATGGACTTAGGGTTCACGGTGACCGTCACCATGGCCTTACTGGTTGTCGTCGATGACGAGGAGGGTGACCCACGCGGAACCGGGCTTGTAGGTCTGGGTCGTGATGCGGACGGTCTTCCCGCCGGCCACGATCTTCTTGCCCTGGGCTAGGGAGGGGATGACGGCACCCGAGGCGATGATGGCCGCCGAAGCCCCCGTAGACCCGTCTGGGAGCGTCCAGGAGGCCGTTACAGCGGGGAGCCTGACCGAGTACTGGGTACGCTCCATATACCCCCCTGATTCGAGCACCGTGGCGACCGCAGGGTCGGAGATGAGGCAGGAGAAGGTGATGGCCCCAGAGTTGGCCGACCCGGAGACTCCGAAATCAGAGATCATCTCCTTCGCGTCGTTAAGCAGCTCGTCTCCGTAAAGGCTCATCTGTATTTGCCCGCTTTGGGAGGACACAAAAAAAGACCCCCATTTCTGGGGGCCTTGTCTGTCGTCTCTGGACCGCTATTAGGCGGTCTTGAGGCGGTGCAGGGACGAGGCGCGACCGACAGCGGCACCGAAGAGCAGCGTGGCGGTGACGTTGTAGTAGCCGCTCTGCTCCTGGCCCATGAGGACCTGAACGCCGAGGCCGGTGTCGGCGTCGACAGCGTTGGCGACTTCGAAGCCCGGGATCTCGGACATCGGGAGGGCCGAGGCCACAGCGATAGCGTCAGCGCCGCAGGCGAAGCCAGCGAGGTTTTCGCTGTTCGTCGGGAGGCTGGACCACTGGTAGACAGCGGCGCCAGCGAGGGTGCCGATCTGGCCGGAGGTCAGGATGCCGGCACCGAGGACGG